CTTGACAAGCACCTCCCCTTCCACCAGCGGGATGATTGCTTCGGTGGCACTGCCGGCTTTGGCAGGGATCAGGTCAACGCTGTTGCTCCAGTTGGCGCTGCCGTCGGTGAGGTTGCTGTGGCGGATGTGGATCTTTCCGCCAACCTTCACGTCAAGGTCAACCGTCTCATCCCAGCGCAGGCGGCCGGAGTTGGCGTTAATGGCCTCAAAGCTCAGGTTCTGGACATTGCCCGGTACAGCAGTTTTGCCGACGAGTGCGAACTGGGCAACGGCAATAGAGCTGCCCTTGTTGACGTAGTTGTAAGCCTGAATTTGGACGTAAAGCGTGCCCGGCCGTGTGTTGGTGATCTTGATCGAGGGTGATGTTGTATTGGCCTGACTCCAGTTGTCGTTGTCGATCCGGTACTTGACGCGGAACTCAGCGACGCGATCTCTTGGGCTGATCCAGCTAAGCGTGAAGCCCGAAAAGACGCTCTGCCCATCTTGATAGAGGTATTCAGTGCCGCTAATGCTGCTGACGGGATCAGGAGGGTCAGTCAGATTGCTGATGTCCCGCGTCGTCAGCTGAATATCAGACTCAATCGCCGCGTAGATGCTGCTGTTGTATTGCAGGGCGGTGACACCGTAAATGCCATCCTCAGTCTCAACAACATTCAAGACGCGATATTGCTGCGCTTCGATGTCGTTGGTTTGAATCAGCCAGATGGCATTGGTGTTCGGTGCAATGCTGAACGGGTTGCCAACGGTAATGGTGCGGCCTGAGATTGACTGAATAGGGCGCAACTCGGCCATGCCAGTCGGAAGGATGACTGAAATGGTTGGATTGTTTGCCAGGTTGACGTTGAGGTCAGTGGTTGAATCAACAGTGATTGATGAAGTGGTGGCACTGCTAACGCGACCGCTGCGGCGGGTGCCGGCTTTCATCGGGTCGGCCACATCGACAACAGAGCCTGGTCGCAAGACGATTCCCGAATCTATGGAAACAGAAAAGGTGACGGTTTCGGTCAGGTTCTGCTCGCTCAATAACGCCCACTTACCAGCGCGGTGCGCTTGACCTTGGCTGTAACAGCCGAGCGCTTTAATGTCTTTGTTGATGATTCCGTATTTAGCAACAGCGTCAGAATCTTCTACGTATTCGTATTCGACTTCGCCCAAGGTGTCATAGGACTGCCATGCGACGGTGGCGGTGGTATGGCGTGCTTTTTGCGATGTGCCGCTGTAGACAAACAGACCATCAACGACATTGCTTGGGCCTAAGAGGTATTGCGAATCCGCGGGCTTATCCTGCTGGAGGACAAGCGAACCGGCGCCGTAGTAAGCAATGCCGCGGAATAGGCTGGTCATCTCTTGGATGACGTTGTAAACCTCGTCGCGGCTGTTGATCAGCAGGTTGCAAGAGAAGCGTGGTTCAAAACCACCTTTGCCATCACTAACAAGCGTGTTGCAGTATTGGCTGATGGCGTAAAAGTCGTAGCGGTCCAGGCTGCTGGCGGGGATGGACGCCCCAAAGCGGGTATCCGTCAGCAATGTCCATAGGCACCAAGCAGGGTCGTTACACCACTGTGCCGCGCCAAAAGTGCCATCCCAGACGCCGGAGTAAGTGACGCGCCCGAGATAGTTAGTGGTATCAACAGTGGCGTTACTCGGCAGCTGGACCTTAAGGCCACGGACCAAATACTTACGGCTAGGAATTGAATCAAACTGGCGCGAGTCAAAGCGAAGGAAGGCTAATGCGCTGTTTGGGTATCTCAGCTTTTCGTCAATGATCGACGTGTAACTAAACCAGTAGGTCTGATTTTGCCGCTTAGTGCTGCTTTCATCGGCGCTGACACGAATGACCTTCACGTCTACGGGGAAAGCACCCGTAAGCGGAATCATGTAATCACGCTGATAGCGGTTGCTGGTCTTGCCACTAATCGTGTCATCGACGACAGTTGTATAGCCGCCAGAGTTGTATTGAACCTGAATGCGAACCTGAACGCTATTGCCTACAATATCGCCGTCATCTTCAATGATCTGCAGTGAAGGGACCTGCAGGGTCACGCGAACACGATCAACATCAGAGTCCGTAATTGTGCGAACAACTGGCGTTGTGTTGAGAACTTCGACGTTGACCGCGTTCTCGCTTTCAGTGCCTACTGCATTACTGATATAACTTTGCGCTTGAGTGCCAGTACGCGTGACAACGGTATAGCCCTCAAAGTTAGGGTTATTGGACGCATCCCGAACAGGTGTGCCTTCTAGGTAAATTCCCTGTTCACCGTTCTCAATGCCTTCAATTTCACCTTCACAAAGAAGGTCTAAAACGTTTGCATATTGGACTGACTGCAGCGAATCATCAGCCTCTGTAGGTGTGCGGCTTGAGCCACCACCGCCGCCACCGCCCCCTTTGCCGCCGCCACCGCCGCCGCCACCACCACCGCCAGCACCAATAATCCTTGTCATGTCAGTTGATCAACGTCAAGACCGCTAGAGATGACGGCAGAACCAACAAAGCAACGGCCAAAACAGATAGGGACCGGCAGGCCTTGTTTGCCAGTGTTGACGATGCCTGAGAAGGTGAACGACTCAAATTTGGCAGCATCACGCCCGCGCTCTGTGGTGGCAGTGGATTGGACAGGTGCGGGTGAAATGGCTTGAGCAACACCACCAAGCACCAAGGCTGCACCCATGCCGCTGAGGGCTACGCCAAGTGTGGTGAGAGCAACCGCTGTTCCAGTTACTCCTGCCGCACCTGCTGTCGCTGCTGTTGCACCAAAGAGGCTGGTGGCACCAAACAGACCAGCGCCTGGCAGCAGAAACGAGAGGGCAATAAGGCCAACGCCAACTCCAATCTGTCCGCCAACACCACCCGCACCTGCAATTACCGGGGTGATGCTAAAGACTTCACGCTCACTCCATGGGCAAAGAAATAAGCCGGCATTTTGTTCGCTTATTTTGTCTTTGCCAATAGAAACGCGGTACATCACGCCATCTTTTTCGCTATCAATTAACCACTTTTCAAGGCCAGGAAAATTGACGCAGAGTGCCTTCAACGCTTGCGCTGGTGTATCTGCTTCAAATTCAAACCGGCACTGCCCCAGCTTTTTGCGGAGTGCGCCGTAGACCTTAACGACTTTCATGCCGCAGGACCCTGGCGGTGCTCTTCAAATAATACCCACCATAAATATCGCGACTGCTCAGGCGGCCCTGAAGATGATGCAGGATCAGCTGATCACCAAGGTAGATGGCCGCATGGTTGGGCAGCGGTGATTGAAGCTGCATCAAGATGGCGTCACCGTATTGCAGCTCCTCTAACGGGATTGGGTAGAAGCCTTCATTGGCAAAGTTGTCGAGGTAGAGGTTTTGCCCCTTAAGCCAGAACTGATCCCGGCGGTCGTAGTCGCGAAGCTGCAAGCCCAGCTCCCGTTGATACCAGTCACGGCAAAGGCTGTAACAGTCCACCAGACCAAACACAAATTCACGCCCCACGTAGGGCAGCTCAAACCCCTCGGGCTCGCAGTATCCCCATTGCTCGGTTTGTGGGTTGACGATGTGCCACGGCAAGCCGGTCTTTTCACATGCCACACGGTCAGCCTGAGATGGCGCTGGGTTGGTCTTGGGATGGCTATGGACGACAGCGACAATCTCGCCTTGATCCTCTGCCTTGGCGTAGTCAGCCGGGTCTAAGACAAAGTGCTCATCAGGCGTTTCAGCCAAGTTATGACAGGGGAAATAGCGCTTGCGCCCTTTGACCACGGCCACCAAGCCGCACGCCTCACGCGGAAACACATGCCTTGCGTGCTCCAACGCCTCAAGCTTGATCGCCTCTGACAGCTTCATTGGACTAATCCAGCCCCAGGGAACGACCCAAATGGCAACTCGGCGGTGGCGCCAAACCGAAGTTTGCAGGAACCAAGGCGTTTACCGCACTTGTCTTGGGCAAGTGTGCCGACTGCGTTGTCGTTGGCATCCCAATAGCTACTGCCCGTGTAGCCGCATTCACTGCTGCGGTATTGCCATTGGCAGATATTGGCGATGATCTGACGCTTAGGCACCATTTGCCCCGCAACATCAAATTTGCTGGCCAGCTCAAAACTCACCGCATCTCGGCTTTCACTGGCTTTGCGGTCTATGTACCAAATCTCATCAGGGAACTTGGCATGAGGATCAGCACCCGGCTCACCGTCTAGGTATTTCTTCAGCGTGCGAACCCGTTTGACAGTCGCACCGCCCAAGTCATTGCCTGCAGTTGTGGCATTGACCAAAAGCAAAAGCGTTGTCATAACGCCGTCAAGGTTGGAGATCGACAGCGTGGGCCGCGGCAGGGCTCCGGTATTGCTGTACTCAAAGCCATC